ATATTCGTATCTCTCAAAAGTATTAGTCCAATCTACATATATCGAACCTGTGTAATCAGTAACTACAGGTTCATATGGTGGTATTCTCATATTCTCTATACCTGTTTCTTCTACTTTCATTGTATAAGATTTCTTATCAGCCATTACACGAACAACTTCCATACCAAAACTTGGATATAGTTTATTGTCTACTGAAATAACTAATGGTATTCTTCGAACTGAACCATCAACTTCAGGAGATGACGATAACATCCCAGCCCCATCAGAGCTTTTTGAATGTATATTATTTACTACAGACTTATACTTATATGCGAAGGTGTTAGCATCACCATTACCTAGAGTAGCAGTCCCTACATGAGGAGCTACACTTTCTAAGCCCTTCGTTGAAGTTGTTGATGACAAAACAATGCCATTGTCTTTTACCCATGATGCAAATATCTCATCTCCACCAAATCTATCTACATCAGCGAACATTGGTGTGAATGCTATGATACCAGCATTGTTGTTTCTTAAATCAGATATTAACTGAGCGAATTGTTGTCTTGGAAATGGCCATTGACCAAATGTGTTTAAAGATTTTTCTCCGATATCAATAAGAACTATTGATTCATTTTGAACTTGTTCTTCTGTCTTTTGATAATAATCAAAGTTGATTACTCTGAGTTGTTCTACTATACTTGGGTCATATATTCTTAGACTGATTAATCCGACTAGAACTATGATACAAGACCATATTGAAGTTAGTTTCATTGTTGTGTAACACTAATTGTACACCCACCAACAGTTACACAATTTTGAGACAAAGTATATGTTTGTGTTGTGTTTCCCTTTTGAACTAAAGTTAAATCTGTTGGTTGTGATCCCAATAATGATACTGTAGCTGTATGAGCTCCATTGTCTCTTTGATTAACAAACACATCATTGCCATCTGAATTTCTAATTGTAAGTGTTAATGTTTTATTTCCATTCTGAGCTTGTCTAGCGTATACTTCGTTATCGTCTGTATAGATGTTAGCTGTAATAGAATGTTGAATACCAGATGTATCCATCTTTTGACTTCCAATAAATGTATTATCATCACCATGTATATCTAGTCTTACAAAATTTCCACCAGGTTCGTTGTTATCATAATTCCATGTTGGACTTGTACTGTCATTGAGAGAATATCCTTGACCAAACTTAACTACATTATCATCACCCCATACATGAAATTGAAAATCGTTATCATTACAACTTGAAGTTGAACACTTTTGACGAATATCCATATTATTTCTTAGTCCGTCTAAATCACCACCCCAACTATATCCTGAACCCCAAGCATCAGTATACCCAATATAGTTATTGTTTCCAAATTGTAAAAGATTAACTGTATTGTCATTATGATTAAAAGAAAATCTAATCAAATTAGTATGACCAATTTGATCAATACTAAGATTTAAATTATCACTAGCACCAGTGGCAACTTGATCTAGATGTATATGATTATGTGTATCATCAGCCAGACTGTTTAATGATAATAACGACACTATCGCCGTCATTAACAATAATTGAATTTTTAACACCTTCATTTTCACTCTCTATATTTACACTCGACTGTATTGGTATTCTAATATCTATGATTCCATTAACTTCTCTATAAAACCATATTTGACCTGCAGCTTCGTCTATTATTGTATTATATTGTGTGGTCTTATCAAATCCTAAAGCTGTACCTACTATGTTTCCTTCTGTAGAACCTGTTTGACCTTTATCTCTTGCTTTTTGTTTTATTATATTTATTTCTTCAAAGAGTTTAAGAACATCTTGAAGAAAGTCTACATCTAGTAAGTCCATATCTAACTCACTAAATTCTAAATCTTCACCTCCATCGTCCCAATCTTCTTTCAGATAATCTATATCTAAATCATTAAAGTCTAAAAGACTGTCACTGCTATCATCACGAGCTTCTGCAGCTTCGTCTGTAGCGTCTGTAACTTCTTGTGGTGGTGAAACAATAAACATATTATCTATTGAATCTAAATTCATAATATTATCTAACACTACAGGTTGAACAGGTGGTGTCGATATATTAGACACCATTGTAGCCTGAAATGCTTCATTCAAAACAACTACGCCACCTTCATTCGTAACTGTTATTTCACCAGACGGACTACAATCTCCGTCTACAGTACATTCTGTTTCGGGTAAAAGAATTACTAAACTTCTACCAAGTTCATCAACACTTGTTGTAAAACTTGTCCCTCTCACACCAATCGTTGCCGTTGGTGTTGTGATTACAATATTCTCTACTGGTACTAGACCCAACTTACCTGTTGTAAATCTAGCTGTTCCAGATACAAAACTCATAGCCATTTTAGACTTTGATGGATCTGGATCAAAATAGTATTCATCTATTACTACTTCTGTATGTTCAGTAAGTTTCAAATTTGTTTCATCAACAAACTTGATGTTCATTCTACCTTGAGCTGTTTCTATAGAATCTTTAAAGAATATATCTTCTCCGATTCCACCAGCTAAAATTTCACCCGTACCTCTTACTATACCTGAACTACCATTGTGTTCAGTTATATCACCTATGTCATTTGCGTAAACAAAAGTAGTAAGTAGACAAACATTAATCGCCAGTATCTTTTTGATTAATTGTAATCGTTGCATTTTCACTATCAAAATCCGCTATTAGTTCACTATGACATGAACTTATGCCGGTAGGACAAGTTCCAGAACTCTGAACAATATCAATATTACCACTAGATTGAATTAATTCTAAATCAATTTTATGATATGCTCCATCTGTCATATTTGTATTGACATCATTAGAACTACCTGTAACATCTACATCATATCTTGCATCGTCAACTTCAATAACAGTTGTAAATACATTAGAACTACCTGAAACATCTAAATCGAAATCTAGTCTTTCAGAAGACTGTGCTGCACCCCAATCTAAGTTCATAGTATTTGAACTACCAGACCAAGTTGCTAACAAGTTTGATGCGTCAGCTGAACCTGATGCACCAATAGTTTGATCCCAAATATTACTATTACCTGTCATATTAACACTATAAGTAGATTGATCAAGAATCATTGGACCATATATCTGGTTCAAATTACCAATCATATCCATGTTAATTGTATTAGTTGTACCTGAAATTACCATTGCTGTACCACAGAGTCCACTAGATATAGTCCCACAGATTTTGTTACCATAACCAATCTGATCAATGGTTAATGTCAATGTATCACCTGTTTGATCTAATTTGATAACATTATCTGTTGTTGCTTCAGCGAACAATAATGTAGGTGTGAATAATGTAAAGAATAATATCTTATTCAATATTTTCTTCATTTTCATTTTCCTCGTTATTATTATTATTATTTTCTTCGGTGATTAAAACTATTTCAACTTCATCAAAAACCTCAGAAACTTCTTTTTTAATTTTAGTTTCTGTTACAGGCCATTGAATAGTCCAATATCCTTTTTCATCACCTTGAAGTATTAATTCGTAAACAGCAGCTTCGATAGCTGATCGAACACTTCTGGTTACACTCTCATTCTCGGTCATACCGTCTTCGACTTCTACTAGTTGAGTATCCATCTCTACGAATCTAAAAACATCAAATCCTTCAGCGACCGATAAAATAGTCTTTGATGTCTGTACATTTAATAAAATTTCACCCGTAAGAACACTTACTGCTCTCAAGTGAACAACTACGATATCTCTACGATAAGCTTGTTGAGCTCCTATGCCAAGATACCGTGCACCTCTTCCTCCAGTTTCTATATTGGTATCATATCCAATAATTCCACCTTCCAAAATAATCCCAGCGAACAAGAGTGGTGCTAATTTTTTCTCCTCTTGATACGCTTCTCTTGTTGTTCTTACTATTTGACGCTCTCTTGTCAAATGGTCTATACCAACTCTTTCTACTACACGAAACCATGTACCATCACCTGCTGTTTTCAAAGCATCGATTAACATAGTCTCTGTACCTTGTGATACTGCTGTACTAAACATAGCAGCGTCACCTTTCTGTTTTCTTTGACCTGTTTTATCTAAAAACTTATAAACTGCTATAACAGGTTTTTCTTTAGCTGGTGGTAAAGATAATAGTTTTTCGTGTGTTGGTAATTCTATAACTTCTGGTTCTTCTGAACATTCAACAAATTTTGAACAGTTTGTATCGTGTACACCTTTAACACTTACCATAGATGCACAACTACTCAATAGTAGAAGGCTAAAAACACCTAATCCTATTCTGAAATTCATCTATCCTCCAAACTGACCACTACCGATAGGTATGGTTATAACTGTCTCTGTACCGTCTTCTGCTATAATAGTCAATACAATAACTTCTTCTCCGATAACACAACCTTCCATCTCAGCTGTATTACAAGTAGTTTTTTGATATGATATTGTATTTCCTTCTAAAGCAAAACTACCGAATGTTGCTTGTACACAGGTAGGATCTACTGTAAGGTCACATTGTTTAAATAATGATTCAACTAACTGTTTAGAAAGTTGAGAATAAATTCTACTTTCCAAGTTCCTCATGAACTTAGCCATAGTAGTATTTTCAGCTTCTCTTTGAGCTGCTAATAAAGCTGACTCTATATCTTTTTGAATAGCGTCACGCCTTGACTTTTCCTGATTCTCAATAGTAAGATAATGTGCTGATGTACCTATACCACTGAAGCTCGGATTTTTAAATTTATGTGTTAACTCATCTGCAGATACAGAAGGAGTTAAAGCAAATATTGAGATTAAGAAGATACCTATTAAAGTAACTACTTCAAATTTATCTCTAAGTTTTTTTATCTTCATGTTGTTTCTCTGCGAGAGCTTCCTTTTCCTCGACATCTTCTAAGAACTTTTGTCTCTCTCTATATTCTAATACGACATTAACCTTTTGTTGTAATCGTATCATATCTTGGTCAAGCATCCTTACTTGATCTATCAACCTGATTAATTGCATGTGCATTTTCTCAATTTCAGGTTCTAATTCATTAGAAATGAATTGCCAAACATAATATATAAAATATCCCATACCAACGGCAAGGACAATCGGAAAACCATAATCATTAATTAGTTGAACAATCGTAGGATCGTTACTTATAGCTATTTCGTCCATTAATCTCTCCTAGCGTCAATTTTTCCATCTTCAACAAAGTTACTAGCTCGAGCTACGCGGTCGATTGGTGGAGTAAGTTCTAATGCACTACTAACTAATAGGTCTATTTTAATCATTTCATTATTCATTGTGTTTACTCTTGTTTCTAAACTCTTACAAAACATAGTAAGAGTACTAATAGAATCAACTAAACCACCTAAAATCTGTTTTAGGATTAAGAATATGAAATAACCCATTAGTAAAGCACCCGCTACCGGAGCACCTACTTCCATTATCAGTTCAAATATTTCCATACAATCTCCATTTCTATACTACTATTTATAAAAAAAGGGAGACAAAGAATGCCTCCCTTTCATATTTTTTTAATGGATTTAGATTGAGAAAGATTCACCACAACCACAATAAGCAGTTGCGTTTGGATTAACAAAGGTAAATCCTTCATTTATACCGTGATATTGATAGTCTAGTTGCATACCATGTAGATATTCTACTGATGCTTGGTTTGTCCAAATACTAAAAGTCCCATAATTGACTTCTAAATCATCTTCGTCTGGTTCTCCTCTTAGAAAATCAAACTCGTAAGCAAACCCATTACAACCACTACCTTTAACTCCAATCCTTATGTTAGGATTTTCATGTTGTTGTGTTTTCTCTTGAAGCTTTATAAGTGCTTCGTCTGTTAGTTCAACTATCATTCAGTTACTTTTCTTCTGAATAGATAGTCCACAGACCATAAACTAAAGCAGGCCATGCCAATAATTTGACAACAGGTGCTGCGACAAGTACTAATAGAGATAATCCTACTATTGTTATGCCGTCCCATGATGTTCTTTCGGCTAATCTAGCCTTTATGAAATCTATCATATTTACTCCGTTTTTTAGTTACCTTAAGTTATTTATAAGAGTTATGGTGTTAACACCGGCCAAATACTACGATCTTTATAATTTTCTAGTATTATTTTTGTTGGAGAATCTTTTGATATTTCTTCTATACCATTTAGACCAGGATTTGCATTTACTTCTAGACAATATGGAACTTCGTTTTCTCTATCTTCTGAGGGAAGTAAATCTACACCTACTAATCTACCACGAAATTCTTCTGCTATTCTAATTGCTTCTGTTTTTTCTAGTTCTGTTAATTCTATTTCTTCTGTATTTGCACCCATTGAAGCATTACTTCTAATATCATCACTCATAACATTTCTTTTCATAGCACCTACAACTTGATTTTCACAAACAACTACTCTTATATCATATTCTATATCAATAAATTCTTGAATAATAATAGGCAAATATTTGTTATATAATAACTGCATTTGAATTAATGATTTTAATGACCTTAAACTTTCAACCACTACAACACCAACTCCTGTTTGTGTACCTGTAGATGATTTTAATACTAGTGGAAAATCTGTACCTAATTTTTTAACAGTATCTTCAACTGTTTCAGAATGAACTATAGGTTCTGTTTTAGGTGTTCTGATATCTTTTTGTAGACATTTTAAATAACTCATGTATTTACTATTACATAAATCATAACAATCTATTGAGTTAAGAATAAAGTATCCTTCTTCTTCTAAATTTTTCATCATATCATACCAATTTCTACTACCTGTAAAGTTTAATGTACCTAATCCTCTAGGCATTATAATCCAATCTGCAGGATTTATTTTTATTGGTTTTTGATATTTGTAATTACCTTTTTGGTCAGGTAATTCAACTTCTAAGGTGTCATCTAAAGGAAAAGAATTGACTTCATGACCACTATTAGTTTTATTGATATGCATACCAACAAAATCTGCGTGTGCTATTGTAATACCTAGTTGTTTTGCAACTTTATCAATTATAGGTGTTGATGGTTCTTCTCGTGCTGTGTCTCTAACAGATGCAGCTGAATGACTTATAACTAGAATGTTATAAGGTTTGATATCTTCTGAGAGATTTACAAATTCTTTAAGACTTTTCATTTACTTTCTTCTCTAATTCTTCTATCCTTTTCATAATTGAAGGGTAGTCTGCTTCAAATTTAGATTGTTTTTTAGCTAATTCTATATCGTATTTATTCGACAAATACTCCATAAATGAATCTAATTTGAATTGAAACCAAATACCGAAAGTAGTAGTTTGAAACCATTTATAAAAAGAAGAACCTATGACACTCTTTAACAATAATATAAGTAAAGAATACATTTTACTGATTGACTTCTAAATCATTTTCTAAATGAGTTATATAATCATTTATATTGTGATCGGCTATTATATCTAATCTTCCTTTTACAATAGTTGAAAGTAAAGACCAACCTTTATCTCTAATTCTTTCTGTAGACCAACGACCAAGGTTAGTTACTTCTCCTGTTGATTTAATATAATAACATTGACCATTGTGCCTCCATCTTAACCATGAAGGTACACATGGTACTACATCATTATTATTTACAAATCTTTGATGATTTAAGTTAGTATCACACCATTTACTGAATAATGAACCACCTGCTCTAGGTGAACCAAATGTGAATAAAGTATCTATATCATGTCCGTCTTTGTATTCTAATCTCTGAGCTAGAATAGTTGCCATAGCACCACCAAGTGAATGACCACATGCCCATATAGATTTATTCTTTGCTATTTTATCTAATAAAAGTTCTACAGGGTCATAGACTTTATCAACTTCTTCTTTAAATCCTTGGTGAATTTTGTTACCTGTTACTGAATCTGCTTTGAATATTTCTAGGTCAGCATACACATCATTCATTTCAGATGGCTCTGTACCTCTACAAGCAATAGCAACATCATATTTACTTGAGAATACATAAGTTTGTGCTCCTTCAACATCAAATAAAACTGTTTTTGTGAATCCTAGTTTCTTTGCTGCAGGTCTTGCTTCTTGTAAATCTGTATACGCTATACTTGATAACTTTGCGAATAAAACTCTTTTTTGTTTACTAGATAAGTCATTGATCACTATTTGGCAACTCCGATATTGTATTTAGCTACCAATTTCCAATCATTCTTTTCTTTATGAGGTAATACTTTAATTTGACTCATTGGTGCTAATGGTGTGGACGCTTGTTCAGTATGAACAATTTTTAAAAGACTCCATTCTTCTAACAATCTTGCAATAGCGTTTCTTCTAGCTATGTCATTTTCTGTTATAGATGAATCTTTACCATCTAATGCAAACAATTCTTTAAAGTGTACCAAATAGTACTTACTTCTTTTGTGTAATATATGACATGACTGATAGAGAGTTCTATCTTTCCTTGATGCCACACCAATCCTTGTTAATGTTTCTCTGATTTTTAGAAAATCATCATTTTCTTTAAATGATATTTCTAACATATTGTCTATGTCATAACTCATTTCACTCCACCCTTGTTCATTCTTGCTTTAAGAACCCCGATTTCTCTTTTACTCAAAATAGTTAAATATTCTTCTGCCTTTCCTCGGGATACTAAATAGTATTCCATAACGATTTTCAAATCGTCTGCTAAGTCAGGTTTACTCCATTTAGCAAACCTTTTTCTTTTTCTAATACTATTTAGTAAATAGTGATATTGTAACCTGTGCGAAACATCAAATCTACTATTCATTTCATTCGCATAGAGTAGAGTATCTTGGTGGTATGATAATGAACGATTTACTAGAAAAGGAGCATACTCCTTCTCATTAATCTCATTCATAATGTCTTTTTTAGTGTATGTAATTGAGTTTACAAAATCAAATGGGTTCATATCGGTAATACACCTCTTGGTTTATATTCGTGTACAAATTTAAGTAGTTCAGAAAAATGATCACCGATACCTCTGTTTCTACCAATCAATTCAATAGTGTTATCAAAATAAGAATTCAATACATCACGATATAATTTACCACCGTAAATGTATATTTCACCTGAGGGATACTTTTCAGGTAGTCCTATCTTAATCCATTGCTTCGAAGCTTCTTCGTTCATTTTAAATTCGTAATATGATATGATATCAGAAGAATGTATTAGACCTAATTCTGCAGACATTATCCAAACATCTACAGTATCTAATAGATGTTCTTTACGAATTAATTTAAAAACTTTACCTTGATAGATATCAATGGCTTTGTGAGTACCTGGTAACTTAGCTTGACAACACGAAACTACAAGTGTCTTCATTTATCTTTCCCATGGAAAGACAATCCAATGTCCGTTGAGAGGATTACTATAAACAATATCTTTAGCATTTTCTTTACCAAACAAACAGTAACCATATACTTCTGGCATTGCTGATGGTCTAGTTCTATTCCTTTTTACAAATTCAATTACATTATTCATAGTATAACCTGTGTCGTAAATATCGTCAACAACTAATATCTTTTGAACTTCATCAAAAGTTTTTGTAGTAGCATTATGCATCCAATAAGGTTTTTTATCTTTACCATCTCTGGTTTGAAATCCTACAATAGACATTGGTACATTTCTAATATTAGATACATGAACAGCCATTGGTAAACTACCTCGATAGATACCTACAACATGGTCAAACTTTAACCAATCGATACCTTTCATATCTTTTTCGTAATCAGACCAAGTGTATTGATGTTTATTATTATACATCTAAAACTCCTGGCCAATGTTCAGGTACTTTCTCTGGAGCTCTTTGTCTTGATAACCAATTATTAGTAAATTCATCATAGGAAGTAATAGAACCGAGACCTGTTGTATCTACAGGATTATTAATTCTTCTATCCAACTCAATCATAAAATTACCAATAGTATTTGTGACCCATAACCATGGTGTTAAATATCTACCATGTATTGCTGAATCATGGTCTTTCCAAAATCTTCTATCACCATTTACATTTTCTACTGACCATTTAGTTGAATCATTTATTAATTGCATTGGTTCAGTAATACCAAAATCATTTAATGTTTCTCTGTCATATTCAAATAGTTCATTGATAACAGGAAGTAATTGGTCTGAATGAATTTGAGATAATCCTTTCTTTGACCTATGAACAACATCTACATCAATATTAGTAAATTCTTTATTTCTATATCTTGAATAAAACCAAGATGAAGCGTGAGAAGATGAATCATAAGATAGATTCTCAATAAAACTAAAGTAATCAGGTGATAGATAGAACGGAGATAAAGCTTCGTGATTACCAACACCCAATAAATGAACATTGTTTTTAATTACATCAGGTATCTGATATTCTTTCATTGCATAAATCATTTCACATCTATGAGCGAATGAGTTACCATTACATAGTGAACTTGGAGCTACACCACATACAAACATATCAATTTCATCATCGGATAGACCATTACATATCAATTCGATATATTCTCTGTATGTTTCTACTGATTGACCTTGTGATATTAACATCATCTTTGCTTTAGAGTCTTCTTGTTTGAATACTTCTATTTGTCTTTTAACATTAGCTAATGTTGCTGTAGCAGCTCGTTTGATATCACTTCTATCAAATCTTCTACCAAGTAATGATGCTTTCATAGAGTTACCACCAATAAGTGATAAATCAAACTCAATAGGTATTTCATCAAATATCATTGCAACATCACAATACTTTGCTTGATGATGATATACTTTATCTTTTAACTCTGGTGTAATACCTTTTGATGTTCTTGCCATTTGTAGACCACCTGAGTCTGCAAACAAACGATGCCATGAGTCATTCATTGTTTCTGTCATAGTCACACCATGTTTTCTTTCTTGATGTGCGTTGTATAGTAATGATAAATTTTGATTATCAAATCTATTGTCTAAATCAGTTATTTTCTGATTCATGTGTTTTATATAAGGTTCTGCGACTACAGGATTGTAATAGAGATCATCAATCCCCATAGTTAGACCTGAAACTACATATTCAAACTTCATGATTGTAATGCTAACTTCATAAATTCTGATCTTACAGAATGTTTGTGAAAGAAATAACCACCTAACTTAGATGTAGTCATACCAGAGTTTTGATCTCCAATCCCTCTAGACTTTACACAAAGATGTTCTGCTTGTACAAGAACAGCAATATTATCAGTACCCAAAATATATTCTAGTGCATAGAAAATTTGTTCTGTCATTCTTTCTTGAACTTGAGGTCTTCTTGCAAAGAAGTTTACAATTCTATTCAATTTAGAAAGACCCACTACATTTTCATTTGGTATATAAGCAACTTGTGCCATACCATTAAAGTTGACTAAATGATGTTCACATAATGAGTGGAATGTAATATCCTTTTGTATAATCATTTGGTCATAACCCATTTTGTTTTCAAATACTGATACTTTTGGAAATCGATTATATGATAATCCTGAACATAATTCAGAAACATACATCTTTGCAACTCTATCAGCTGTACCAGCTATTGAATCATCTTCTCTATCTAGACCCAATACATCAACAACAATCTCCATGTTATCTCTAATTAGTTCTATCTTCTCCTCGTCTGATAAAGAAGTTTCAGTAATAGGTGTTTCAACACCTTTATTGACTAGATATTTAGCAACCTCTAGTCCAAGTTTTCTATCTGTTTTCATTTTTTCTCCATTTTTTCATGTGGTTTTGTCACATATAATATAATGAACCCTAACCGAAATAGTAAGGGTTCTCTTTAGTTTCAAACCTTTTCATAGGTTGTAACTCACTTCTTTGTAAATCCATAAGATACAGAACACCTGCTTCTGTTTCTTCTGAATTTTCAAATTCTGTTGATGAAAGATTTAAATCTTCATCAAAATACAAAGGACTTATTTCATTTCTGAATAAAGTCAATGCATGATTTCTATCTTCGTATCTAGCACAACTAAATGTACCGTCAACATCATCTAGTTCATTACCTAACAACAAGTGTCTATGTAATAATTCTGTATCCCAATCTAGTTTTCCGTAATCAGTTCTCCATTCTTGAACTTGATAATCTTTTATAATACCATTGTGCCATAATAAATCACTATTGATATTTGATGGGTGTGTTTTTGTATTTTCTGTCGTTGGTGCTTGTACATGACCTAAATAGTATGTTTTAAAATGTTGAGGATTATCTTCTGTAAATCCTGTAACTTTATCTGTAAACAAACCTTCATTTTGATATGTCAAGATATGTTTTACATGAGCTTCATTATTATAATTGTAGGCAGTATATCTACTCACTACAAACATAGATGTTGAATGAGAATATTTACCTCTATACTGATTCAAATCTGCTAGTTCTAAGAATTTTTCTTTATCACTACTTCCAAATATTGCACACATTATACTTTCCAATCTATATCTATATCATAAGGAATAGGGTCTTTACGACCTACCTTCATGAAGTTCATTATTCTTTCAGCACAAGAAGGACACTTACCACAAGATAATACACCTTGAGGATTATAACAAGTCAATGTATGTTTGAGTAAATCAAATTGTCCTAATTCAATTGCTACTTCTATTTCATCTGCTTTTGACATTTGACTAAAAGGAGCTTCTATCTCAACTTTATGTTGACGATTTTGTGAAGCTACATTATTCATTGTGTCTACAAACTTTTGTGTCGTGTCCCAATAACCATATTCATCATGAACTTGTAATCCTGTAATTACTTTATTACAACCTTGTACTTCTGCATGACTCATTGCAATAGATAATAGTATCATATTTCTGAATGGTACATAAGTTACTGGTTGTGGGTCACCTAACACTTCTTTTATATTTGGCATGTCAACTTCTGTACCTGATATATTTGCTGACATTGGTTGAGCTATTGTACCCAATACTGATAAATCAAGTATCGTATGTTTTACTTCTAACTCTTTACATAAATCAGAAGCTTTCTCAATTTCTAATTTTTGTTTCTGATTATAATCAAATGTCACAGCTTGAACATTATCTTTACCATACTTATCAACGCACATCATAGTAGCGACTGAACTGTCCAGACCACCACTTAATACTACTAATACTTTATCCATTATGTTCCTATCTGATTACCAAAAATATAACAATGTACTCTTGCAGATACATTATATCCTCTTTCCATTGTTTGAATTGTAATTTCTTTTGCGTTATCATCTTGAGATTCTTCTGTTGCACCAACAGGCATTATCCATATCGGATACATTACACCTGCGTCTCTGAATTTTATTATTGATTCTTCAATCTCATCCCATGAAGCATCTGAACCATTACAAACAAACTTTAGTTGTCCTACTTCTGATATATCATGATATTGTTTTACTATATCTGGACATACAGCATCTTGTTCACCACTTGTATTAAACATCTTCGGACTTACTGAAAAGAAGTATTCAACTTCACCACTCATACTCATTAAATGATTATGAAATACAGTTTCTATTGGTCTTGTTCCATTTGTTTCCCATGTAATATACTTAAATCTTTTACTAAACTTTTCACGACACAATCTTTCCATTTCTTCTAGAATTTTTACAGTTTTCTTTTGTGCAGCTTTCATTAATGGTTCACCACCTGTAAATGCTATATGAGTATTTTCATCATACATTTGATTGAATAGTTTTAATGCAACTTCTTCTTCTGTTTCATTCTTTTGTATCTTTGCAAACTTCTTTGACCAAGAATAAGATGAATCACAACCATACTTCCATACAGGTAAATCTTCTACATTCTTAACTTCAATAATATCAAAATCTTGATATGGTAATTTATATGTAGAAGGGTCTGTTGGGTCGTCTTGTCCAAAACCATTACATTCAAGATTACAACCAAAAAATCTTAACCAGGTTGTTGGTACACCTGTGTAGTGTCCTTCACCTTGAATACTTTTAAAAATTTCCGAATACAGCACTATTTGCTCCATGTTCGAATACACGAACTGATTTTACAATAACTCTTTCACATTCATATCTTTCACGACAAAACTCATATACTTCTTGAGCAAAAGCTTCACAACCAACATTAGACATTACTCTAAGATCAATAAGTCCTTCATTCTCTAACTCTACAAAAGACTTCATCATTGGATCATCTTCTGCTATTACTGTTGTGTGGTCAAAAGTATTTTTTAAATATTGTTTTAATACACCCAAGTCTCCGAAATCTATAACCCAATTTCTATCGTCTAAAGTTTCTGACTCGAATGTTATTTCAAAACCTAATGCATAACCATGAATTAGATTACAATGAGAGTTTGCTCTCCATTGTCTAAATGCACATGAATGACCTGTCTCATTCCCGTATGTTTTTATTACTTGATACTTCAATTTAATTTACACTCCATCATTAATTCAGTCATACATGCTACCATGTTGACTTCTTGGTCAGCAACAAATGCTGACTTATATGTATAATCACTCAAAATAATAATTGCTTGTGGCACACTACTATTTTCCATTCTAGTAAACAAACTATCGTATATCTTTCGATAGATAGCTTGTGGATCATTATGTATATTTAGCGCTACCCATTTTCTCATTTTTGAGAATTCTTTATCACGAATAAAACTCAATACTTCACTCAATGATTCATCATCTAGATTTGCTAGTACTCCGCTATCAATCTTACCTGAAGCTGAATACTTTTGTAATTCATTAAGAACTCTACGAAAATCCGGAAAGAACTTTTGAATTAATTCGACTACAACTTGTTCATTGTAGTCTATATTCTCTTTTTTAAGAATATCTAATACTCTTTGAAAGATACCATTTGCTATCTGTGGTTTCTGACCTGATTCAATAGTAAAATCAACAACACTACATCTTGAATGTAATGGAGAAATGATTCTATTTTTGTAATTACAAGTAAAGATGAATCTACAATTCTTTGAAAATTCTTCTATAAAACCTCTAAGTGCTGGTTGAGTTGATTGTGGATTTAGATAATCTGCTTCATCTAAGATAACAATCTTCGGACCACCACCAAGTGAAACTGTAGATGCAAACTGTTTAATCTTGACTCTTAATGTATCAATGTTTCTTTCTTCTGAACCATTAATCATCACAAAGTCTGCATCCAATTCATTACATAGTGCTTTTGCTACAGTTGTTTTACCAACACCAGCAGTACCACACAATAACAAATTCGGTATTTCTTTATTGTTTACAAAATCTTGAAATATCTTTTTTGTTTCTGTTGGTAGAATACAATCATTAATATTTCTAGGTCTGTATTTTTCAACCCATAGAAAATCTTCTTTCATTACTAACCTTCATTATAATTTGAATCTGGTTCAAGAGCGATGAAGTATTCAACTGCCATGTCCCTGTTAGTAAAGTGAGCTATTCCTTTTGATGATACAAAGACTGTATAGTTACCACCTACCACTTTAATGTTTTCCATTCTTAAAAACATTTCGTATGTAGAACCATTACCTTGAGCTACTACTCTACTATAAACATTAGAAGTAGCATTCTTTTTGTCTTTGACTGTTAATGAAACTGTTGTACCATCACTAGATAAAACCATATCCGGTAATGATAGTACCGAAGAAGCTTTCAATAAACTTCCTAATACTTCTTCATCAAGATCAAATACAATCTCTGGTTCCGGCATTACAATATCTTTTTGTGGTGATATAACCATTTGTGGATCAGCATAGTAATATGTTACTGAATTATCACCTTCAGTCACATTTACTGACTCTCCATTGAACTCAAAGTCTGGTGTATCAAACAATGATACTGCTCCGAGATATTCTGATAAGTCATAGATTGAATGTTCTGTATCGAATGTTTCATCTACGACTGCTTTCGCGAAAATATTTTTCATCGCGCTTACTGTTGACAGCTCATTACCAGCTTTAACAGTAATACCTGAATTAATTGTTGAAAAATTATTCAGGACATTAAGTGTGTTGTTACTTAATTTCATCACTTTCTCCATTATTATTATCATGCACATGAAGTGCAATTATACCATAATGTAAAACCTTTAATAAGTCTTTACGATTATAGCCTTCCTTTTTACCATAGCGTTGAGCATACTTGAGAATATTTCCTATACAGAAACCTTCTCCATGTCCTCCGTCTATTATAAATTCTGTTGCTTGAAATTTGTTTTGATTATAATGTGAACCTTTATCTCTAGAATAAGTTGAGTCTATATATTTACCTAACTCTTTTACTAGTTCACCTTCACTAAATTTATAATCTATCTTTTTCAAACTCATGTATCTATTATACTATCGATTCCTGTCCTGTCAAGTTTCTTTCGATCATATTTTGTTTTATCTTTATGAACTTGAGTAATACCATGTTTTGGTGTTTTCTTATGACCTTTTATTACAGGTTTCTTTTTACCAAAAATTTTATCCCATTGGTCTTGATAGACACCATCTTTCTCGGGTCTTCTTTTACTTCCTTTACTCATTTCTTTGTTTCAACCAATCTCTATAAGATAAATCTTCACCTTTTATGTTTTCTTGATGTAAATACTTTTGATATTCTTTTTTACTTTCTTTAGACTTGTTCATAGTGTTTACCCAACCATCAGAACTATCTAACCATTCTTTTGAATTAATTTCTTTTCTCACGCTTCTATATCATCATACCCAACAGTATAAAATACAGTTAATTCTTCACCTTCTTCTATAGGTTTAATTGTATACAGTTCTCTTTGGTTTCCGTCATGATAATGAATATTCATATTAATAAAACAATTAGGATTCTCTGAATGATTTATAAAACCACCAAGAGGTGTTCTTATCCAATCCCATCTATTTGCTTCCCATACATGAGTCACACCAAGAAAGATACCTGCTTTCAAATTTTCTTTTGTAAATAATCCATTACCATTTATAGGTGAACTAGCAATAGTCAACCCATCAGGTAATGGTTTGTAATGTTGTGGTCCAAATTTCATAATGTAAACCACTCTGGTGTTGGTCTTTTTTTCCAAACACTAAAACTACTTTTCTCACCCATGTAATATTTTTGATACGCTTCAACTGAATCTTCACCTTTATATTCATCTGGCATACATTGTGGTGGTTGATAAAACTTTTTATTGATTGGTATATTCTTTGGAGGTGTTCTTAATGTCTCTCTTAATTTTAAATCTGTCATGTGTCCTTTCTCATAACGATATGTGTATTCATCACATAGTGCTTCAAACAATCTGTATAACCACCAATAGTTGTATACATTATCTCTTACCCATATTGTACTTGGGTGATTAACATGAGCTCTTTTGTACATAAACAATTCGTCAGCTTTTTCATCACCGTCCAGAACTCTATGAGCTGTACATAACATTTGTGCTGACTCAAGTATCATCTTTACACAATGTTTATCATTATGTTCTATAGCTGATATCTCAGGACTTTCATTCAAGTAAAATATATTCATGTTAGTGTCCTATGTGCATTCCTAAAAAGAAACCTAAACCAAATATAAACCAATCGAATATGAAGTGCATACAGAAACTACCAATAAAGATAGTTTTCCAATTACACTTACAAAACTCTAAATGTCCCATTACTCTATCAATCATAAATTAAACCACCATACGATAAAACCAAACACTATAATGTAAGGTGCAAACTTCCAACCAAGTTTAACTGACCCAGCAACAAAGCTGAAAAGTATACCCAAACACATTCCAATAATTATTAGTGGTACCATTATGTTCCACATTATTTCTAATTCATTCATAACGCTTGTATTCTCCTAAGTAAAGCTGATACTTCTTTCCAATCTAAATGTCCAATAACATCATCTGTTATTTCTGTAGAATAATCTAAGTGACCTTCTTCATTTAGAACAGCTAACTCCCATTTACCACTACTGTAACCATAAGAACCTTCATGTCGAATGACACTTGCTCCCATTTGATTATCAAATTGATATAGTTTTTGAACGCCACCATAGTGTTCATTTTCTTCATAACAATAATCTTTTAGTGGTCTTTTGAAATTGTATTCTGCATTCATCATATAATTATACTCTCATTTTTTAAATCTGTCAAACTGGAGCTATCGGTCAGATTCGAACTGACGACCTGCTGATTACAAATCAGCTGCTCTACCAACTGAGCTACGATAGCGAATTTGGTGGAGCGAATAGGAATCGAACCTACGACCTACTGGATGCAAACCAGTCGCTCTCCCTACTGAGCTACCGCCCCGAAACTTTCTCATAACATTTTTCACAAAACTGTGGGTCAATCATTACTAATTGATCTTTTACTAAACTTGGTCTACCTGATAAGTTTGTTGCTACATACATTTCTACATCACCTTCAATATACACACCACACTTTGAACACTTACCTGGACCAAACTTTTTTTCAAACTCAATCGACATCTGCGTAAACTACTTCCATTAGTTCCTCAAACATTGTCCTAAAGTTTTCTTTTGATACAAAAGATGCATCATGTTTAATTTGATTTTTTCTATAAACATCATACGCATCATCTAATTGTTTTTCTAAATATAAAATCATAATTCAAAATCTGGTGGGATGGAGTCGCTGTCTATACTACAAGAGCTAGAATAAAATTGTCCTCTTTGTATAATGTCGTACTCCTGTCCCTACCCGAGCTCGAAGCCCCTATTGTATCCATTTTGATTTTCGAAATAATTCCAAAATCAAATAACCTAATAAAACCCATAATCCTATATTGAATAATAACTCAATAGAATTTATAGGTAACCAAAATAAATTTATTAAAAATTCCATTACCATTTCTCCTTGCCAACTATTTTACCTTGTGAATAATCCATCCATCTACTTTGAGTTTCAAAGTTAGTCGGATTATTATCTTCACCAACATAAGTAAATTTTGAATATAATGTTGAAGGATTGATATGGTCAAATTCTTCTTCACATTCACAATCATGTTTAACACTATACTTACCAATATCTAAATTAGTACCATATATCAACTCACCGTTGTCCATTTTCATATAAAGCATGTCTGATATACTAGGCATTAATTACCACCTCTAACATAAGCTCTAATTAGTTCATCACCTTTCAGTTGTTTTCCTAACCAAACGATTTCACCTGTTTTATTAATAGTTCTTTTAACCTCACCGTTATTGTAACATATATCTAAAACTGAACCATCAGTTCTGTCTGTTGCATACCACATTGAATTTAATGAATGTGCATGTATAGTTTTTGGAATGTAAGCCCACTCCTCAGCTTCTAGTTTAATTTTTTGTCTTTCGACTCTATCTTCATATTGTGTCATATTACTATTTATCTCCTGTTCCACCACCAATGATAGTAAAAATCCCTCTCCCTAGTTCAGAACAAACATCAGGAGAGAGACCGAGGTAAAACATTTTAAAATAAGTCCTCATTATTATCGGGTTCTGAATATTCCGAAGCATGCTTAGCTTTAAGTTCTTCTAATTCTTGTTCATAAGAAGAAACAGTTTCATCAACTTCATTAGCTTCTTCATCTACTTTAGTGTAGAGGTCTAAGAATGTTGCTTTAGTTTCTGAATCGAACCTTGCAACACACATTTCAATCGCTTTCAATTTGTTATCGAACATTTTGAAAGCTTGAACAATGTGAACTAATCTTCTAGTTGATATCAATTCATCAATTGCACCTTCGTAAAAACTTTTTCTGATAACATCAGCCCAAGTAACTAAGTTAGTTGCAAAATCAATTGCACCTTTAACTTCAAGTTTTTCAAATTCTTTGACAAGAATTTTTTTCTCAATTGCATTAGAAGGATATTCTTGTTCCATTGTGATTGAGAACCTTTCTAAGAAAGCTTCGTTAAGAACATTAGTTCCAATAAATCTTCCATCGTCTGAACCTTTACCTTTAGTGTTCGCTGTTGCGACTATTGTAAAACCATCTTTTGGAGAAACATATTCACCAGTTTTTTTGTTTAAGTAACCTTTACCTTCAAGTATTGATTGAAGACACATAATTTTGTTAGACGCTAAATCAATTTCGTCAATTAAAAGAACAGCACCTTTTCTCATTGCTTTGAGAACTGGACCTTCTCTGAAAACAATGTTTCCATCTACCAAAGTATTTGAACCAATAAGATCATCTTCATCGGTTTCAATAGTAACATTGACTCTGTAACATTCTTTTTTGAGTTTAGCACATATTTGTTCAACCATCATAGTTTTACCATTACCTGATAAACCTGTAATGAAAACTGGAAAGAACAATCCTGAATTCAGAATTGATTTTAAATCTGTAAAATGTCCAAATGGAACATATTCTTTAACAGTTTCAGGAACTACTGAAACATCATTCAAAAGAACATTAACTGCTCCCGTTGAAGTAGGACTTACCGGTAAGTCAACTACATTATTTTGAACTGCAACTCCTGCAAGTTCTAATGAGTAAGTACCATGTCCTACTCTGTAAGTTGGTTTTTGTAACCAAGAAGGATTTGGACATCCTGTCTCTGCACAAATCTTTTTAATTTGTGACTTTGAAAACTCAGCTTGTCCTGGATAAAGTCCAGCAGCTGCGTCAATAAATTTCTCATGTTGAGCTGTCAATTTAATCATTATATATTTACCTCACTATTTAATTGATTATTTTTCATTATGTACATAGTATAACAAAAGTGTACCAGCGGTTTCAAGTTTTGTATCATACCGCCATTTGTGAAACGAACTTGTTAAGTATAACTCTTTGTTTCATTTTACTATTACCTGCTTTTACTAAAGCTCTTTTTAGAACTCCTTTGTTTGCACCTTCTTCTACATTAAGTTCATCTTCATTGTAGTTAAGTTTCATTTTCTTTTGATTAATCATGATTGCTAAATCATAACAACCATCATCAAAAGTAGTTGCAAGATTATTAAATTCTTTTCTTTTAGTATCATATTCATCACCAAAGTAGTCACATTTAGTAGCACAGAATCTTTCTGCATCACTAACTATTTGAGAACCTTTACTAGTAGTAATATAAAATCCAATAGTATTACAATTTGTAGTATCTTTAATCCATTTAAGAAGACTATGAGTATCCCTTCCATTTTTAAATTTTGTAGTAGTATTATATCTTCTGTCTACTAAATGTTTAGTTCTACCATAACCATTCGAAAAGACATTATGACTTGAACCATCGGTTAGTGTAATTAAACTTGTAATGTCTAAATTGTTTTGTAGTTGAAAATCTTGTATCAAGTCTCTAACAATTACTAGAGAATGGTCAAGAGGAGTACCACTCAAATTCAATCCATGTGGACATGGAAAGTTTGAGTCATGGTTAGAATCTTCATCATAATAATACCAATTATTTTCTATTGACTCAGCTAGTTGAAACCAATTTTCCATTGCTTTTGTAAATTCTGAATTTGATTGTTTCTCATTGTATATTTCTAAAAGTTTAACATTACCAAGAGACCAATCCTCTTCATTCTCATTGTTTTGAATTGATTTACCATACATTAGTTTTCTGTAATGATTGTCATAAGCTTCACTTTTTTCTCTCCAATCATCATCACTTGGAAATTTTTCTTCTATTTCTTTAACTTCTTCTCTTACATAACCATCTGAAAAAGCATAAAGTCTGAAAGGAACTGAAAGTCTTCTACAAAACATTGAAAGTAATGTTGCTTGTTCAATAGTTGATTTAACTGTCCCGTGCATTGAACCAGACCAATCTAATAACATTACCAATCCATGATTTTTACCTTCTGGAGTTACTTGTACTCTGTTGAAGATATCATCTTTTAATTTGAACAAGTGAAGTTTATTCATATCTAATTCACCTGATTTAGCTGACCAACTTCTATTGTAAGCTGCAGCTGCTTTTTTCATTTCAAATTCTTTTACCATGTAGTTGATAATTTTTTTATTAGTATCTTGAAATTCTTTTACTTGAGGAGATATTTTAGTTCTATCAAAAGATTGACCATGATATGTTCCTGACATTATGTTATCAATTTTTTTGTAGTCAACAATAAAATTTTCATATTTAATTTTATCTTTGATTTCAAAATAAGTAGGTTCATTATAACCATAATCATCTTTATTATATAATGATGATTCTTTTTCTCTAAAAGCTTCGTCTGATATTGACTTGTTCATTTCATCAAGTAATAAACCTTTTGAACCCTCAGAATTTTTTTCATCATTTTCTGTTTCTGTGCCTTCTGATGCATCAGTTGAATTAGTTTCATCATCTGAATTTTCTGTATCACTTGTATCTTCTGACTTAGCATCAGAACCTTCTTGTTCATTTTCATCTTCTTCATCTGATTCAGAAATTTCTACACTCATTGTTTCACCACTTTCATCATCAAGACCAAGTTCTTCCATCATATCTTGAATGTCTAAATCAGACATTGCATCAAGTTCTTCTTCATTTAATTGATTTTGTCTGTCAAATAGTTCTTCTGATAAAATAACAACTTCGTCCCAAGTCTGTAATTTTTCACATCTTAGAATGTAAGGTAGTTCTTCTTCTGAAAACTGTACTCTTGCTATAGAACCTATTTTGAAATGAATATTAATTCTATCAATCAAATTTAGTTTAGTTAAATCTCTATCTTTAAGACCAAAGAAATCTCTTTTAGCTAAATCTTTATAACCTGCATAGAATGATTTTCTTAGTCCAGGATATTTTGATTTTATCATTTTCTCAATTCTACAATCTTCAATAACATTTAAGTATCCTTTAAATACCATACCTTTATCTGAAACTTTATCATGCCAACCTTCTGATGGTGTATTCAAAGCATGTCCAACTTCATGACCCATGAATAAATCAGTAAGTTCTGGAGACATTTCTCCTTTAAGAATAGGACATACTAATGTTCTAGATTTAACATCAAAGTATGCTGTTGGAACTGATTTATGAATAACTGTAATGTTCTCTGTAGCCATAAGTTTAGCTAGAACATCTTTATTTGATTGTTGAGTTGATATCATGTATATATTATATAAAAAGTGTACCAGCGGTATCAACCATCTGACTTTTTATATATTTTACCTCTTTTGTCATTATTTATATATTATAACAAAAGGGTACCAGCGGTTTCAACTACATAAATTCAAACCAAGTGGTAATAATATATTTTGTAGTCTTAGATTGTAGACCACAATGAAAGAATGGTAATCCAGCTGGCCATATAGCTACTGAACCTGTTTTAGGTGTGATTGCTGTACCACCCATAGGAAATATAGTTTGACCACCTTCTACATCATTTAAATAAACTATTACAGCTAGATATTTCTTATAATGTTCTTTACCTGATTCAATATGTACTGCAGGATAACCTTTATCCTCAGGTGTGTATTTTTGTATCTGTAATGAACGAAATCCTGTACTGTAAATATCAGTTAGAGGTCGGTCAAAAGGCATGTAATCTTCATGACATAAAGAATGTAAATATGACTCAAACTTAGAACCAAGAGGATATAAAGTCTCAAATAAATGATTTTTATAATCTACAGCATCTGGTCTTGGGTCACCTATCAGTTGCATTTGATTTGCTTGTTTTCTATGGTCGTCTGTTCTGTAATGTAAACTATGATTAAAATAATCTATTAAATCTTCACACCAATCTCTTGCAAATTGATTCTTATATTGAACAATACAGTCTCCTAAATGTGAACTATTAGATTTTTGTAATTCGTAATGTAAATCCATTATAATGCAAATCTTGCTTTAGTTTTTGATATCTTACCTCTAGCTCTAAATTTTTGTGTTTTTTTAGCTTTCTCGAAAGCTCTTCTTTTTGAAAATTCACCAACTCTATCAATCATCAATATACCATCTAAATGGTCTAATTCATGTTGAAAAACTCGAGCAGTTAATCCTTCAGCTAGCTGTCCTTCTTCTTTTTGAAGTTCATTTAAATATTTAATAGCTACATGAGACGGTCTTACAACTTTAACAAATACATCTGGTAAAGATAAACAACCTTCTTCCATTGTATTCATCTCTGGTGAAAAATCTACAATCTCTGGATTAAAACAAACAACTGACTCTGATTTTGTTTCACCTCTCATAGCAAACACTCTAGTCTTATAACCTATTTGGTTTGCTGATACACCTAAACCAGCATAGTCAAACATAGCGTCAATAAGTTTTTTCTTCAATTCAATAGGATCAACTATTGGATTATCGAAATCAAACTTTGGACATTTTTCTCTTAGTTCTTTTTCTGTTTTTACTATCATTTTATTTTACTAAAGTTATTAATTTTTTCAAATTCAATTATGTTTTGAAATTTCTCATTCATACTTTCACCTTTATGTGAAATAATAAAAGTGTTTGTATTATCATCTAGTGTATGAAGTATCTTTAAAAATTCGTCTGTACCACCTTCATCAAGTGAACTATCAAACACTTCATCAAGTATCAGTAAATTTGTATTTACAGAATTCTTCAACTTAGCTACTGCTCTCCATGTGAAAAGAAGTGATAAGTCAATTCTCATTTTCTCACCTTCACTAAATGATGAATATGAAAAGTTATCTCTGTATCTAGATTTAATTTCTTCATTGAATTCTTCATCTAATTCGAATTGTACAAAGAACTCCATACTAGCTAAATATTTATTAATTAACTTATTCATAATCGGTAAGTACTGTCTTATTATCTTAGTTTTGATACCACTATCTCTAAGTAATATATCAGCTAGATCATGATAATGTTTTTGATCTGATACATCAGCGTCCATACCCTGTAAGAGTTCTAGAGCTTTACGATATTTTTCTAATTTATCTTTATCATCTTCTGTATGTTCTTGTTTTGTAAGTTCTAGAATTTGACCTTCTAATTTATCAATATACTTTTCATTAGTGTCTATAAGGTTCTGTTCTTTTTGAATCATTTTCTGAGACTCAGCTATTTCTTTATGTACTTCATTAATTTCTTCAAGTCTTTGATTAATTTTCTCTATAGATTCACTATGTTGTGTAAGTCTCATATCAAGTTCTTTGATATTTACTGTTCTTTCAGTACATATATGATCTTTATGTTCTGACTCAATAACTTGTTCACAGGTAGGACATTCATCATTATCTTCATAAAACTTTAACTCTTTAATAAACTTTCTTCTTTCAGTTTCAAAATCTTTTTCATCACTCAACATTGTTTGAAGTGAAGCTCGAACTGTATCTTCGTCTTGTATTAGATTCATA